TTCCTCCTTGGCATGAGAAACAGAAGGCATTGGTTAGGTCAGACGGTTTCGTACGAAATCTATTCGGGCGAAAACGCCGTCTACCTGGCATATATTCCTCGGACAAGGAGCTTCGTATGGAGTCCGAGAGGCAAGCGATTAACAGTCCGGTTCAAGGCACTATTGGCGACTGGAAAGCGGCCGCACTTATCGAGATCGAGGAGACTATCCCTCGTAATCAACTCCGAATCGTAGGGGAGCACCACGACGCAATTCTCTTTATTTTCAGACCTGAGTACAAAGATAGCGTTTTGCCCCAGGTTCGTGCTATAATGCGTCGGCCGAAATTGCTGGACGTTTTTAAGATCCGTACCGCGGTCCCAATGGACTCTGAAATAGAGATCGGCAATTGGGGCGCAGGGAGGAGCTATGCAGATCCTAAGTAGGATGAGAGAATGGTGGTGGGCCCGGCAGCGAGCTACGGACCTATCTATCCTGTGGCCTATCTGTAGAGACCGTGCCCCGGATCGTGATACGGCTCTCGCCGCTTTCATGGTCCACGCCGCACAGGACCCGTGCTGGATCCAGAAGTACGGCGACAATCTCTGGAAAGAGGTGGAACGGCAATGCCAATAACCGGATTCTCGATGGTAAAGGCGTATCGTCGCTGCCCGAAGCAGTACGAGTACAAGTATATCCAACACCTCCAGAAAATAGCGCCTCCCCCGCCTCTGCTGCGGGGAACAATTCTGCATGAGATTCTCGACGCCCGAGCTATCTCCACAGGGAAGGTGGGGTTCAAGACGATTATGGCGAAGTACGATGAGAAGTACCACGCGCTATTCCAGGAGGAGCAAGAACTATACGGTGAGAGCTTCCTCGATGATATCGCGAGGGTCTACCAAGGGTACCTCCGGCACTGGGATGATACCAATATCGAATACCTGGCCTCGGAGGAGTTTCTCTCGACACAGCTAGTGGGGGATATATTATTCCAGGGGCATCTGGACAAGCGTATCTTCAAGGACGGTCGGATGTGGGTAATGGATCATAAGAGCCATAAGCATATCCCGACGGTCGATCAGAGATTCAACGACTACCAGCAATTGCTTTACGTATGGGCCTATAATCGGGAGCACTCAAGAGGTGATCAGATTGACGGCGTTATCTGGGACTATATTCGGACGAAGCCTCCGACGATTCCAGAGAAACTCAAGAGCGGCATCTTTTCACAGGCTAAGAACCTTGATACGGATGTTTATACCTACACCAAGGCACTAGTCGCGGGGGGAGCCAATCCGAAGTTCTACAAGAACTTCCTTGCTGAACTCGAGAAACGTCAGAAGGATAGATTCTACCAACGGGTATTCCTACCCGCTCCAAGTAGGGCAATGGTCGATTGCGTAGTCAAGGATTTTACCGAGACCTCCCAGATCATGCACGGTCTGAAGGTCTATCCTCGAAGTCCCTCAAGGGATTGCTCCTGGTGCGAGTACTACCGGTTATGCAGCGCCGAACTCCGGGGGTTAGACCATAAATTTATAAGGAAGAGTGAGTATAAGGTCGAGGAGGTTCCAAGTGACCAAGCAGAGGACGCTGACTAAGGATAAGATCGCCAGGTATCTAGGCCGGGAACCTACCGAAGAGGAGGCGGAATGCTGCATGGTCTTTCAGTATACCCTCCTGAGGTTTCCCGAATTAGCCCAGATCATTCTCGATCACGAGAAGAGTAAGGACGGGTTTCATCGTAAAACGGGACACTAGGAGGAGTTATGCCAGTACCAACAACGGGTGCCTCTTGGGTATGCCGCGTATTCCGCGATACTACCCCTGAGCTACGCCTCTTCAAGCTCTCACGGTTCGGGAGTATGGCCGTAGGGGTATATGATCTAAACTCGGATAAGCCGGATCAGGAAATTTTCTTCAGCAAGTCAGATCTACAATTCCTTGACTACGTAGAGGGACCACAAAGTGAAGAAGACCTTCAAACGTTCAAAGAAGAAACAGGGGATCGCAAGCCGGATCCAGCCATTATCCGAAGTGGAGACTCCCGTAACGATGGCGGCATACGGCCAGAGCGGGACGGGAAAGACCGTGTTCGGCGCGACGTTCCCCAAACCCCTATTACTCCTCGACATCCGGGAAAGGGGCGCTGAGTCTATCGCCGATGTCCCCGGGATAGACGTACTTAATATCGACGACTGGGACGACCTCGACGGAGAGAACAGCATATACTGGCATCTGAAGAACGGCTCCAAGTATAAGTCGGTCATGCTCGACCAGCTTACGGCTGCGCAAGCCCTTGGCATGGATAAACTGCGCAAGCAGAAACGTATGAAGCCTGGCGAGGTGTTCTCTCAAAGAGCGTGGGGACAACTCTCCGGCATGATGCAGGAGATGATCTATAACTACCGTGAGCTCTATAGCGAAGGCTACAATATCTTGTTCCTCGCGCACGAGCGAATCAGGGAACCACAGGAGGAGGATGACGAGCGGTTAGCCCCCTCCGTAGGTGTTAACCTGATGCAGTCGGTAGCGTCCTTTACCAATGGGGTCGTCTCGGTTATAGGCAATACCTTTATTCGGGAGCACTATGATAAAAAGGCCAAAACGACTGACACGCAGTATTGCATGCGAGTCGGGCCGCATGCATACTATCGTGCTAAAATTCGCCGGCCGGTTTCGGCTGGGCCGGTACCGGGAGTTATCGTGAATCCGACCTACGATAAGATTCTGGCGATTCAGAAGGGGCAATCCCCGTCACGTAAAAAGGTCGTAATCAGGAGAAAGTGAAATGGCAATGAAAAAGAAGGGTAGAGTAACGGCTCGCAAGCGCAGCGTCGTGATGGTAAACTTCTCCGGCGTCGAGGCCGGGCGGCGGTCCGTGAAGGACGGAACCTACGAGGCCGAGATCATATCGGCGGAGTTGGAGGAGTCCAGCACCGGCAACCCGATGATCGTGGTGAAGTGGAAGCTGACGAGCGGCAAGGCCAAGGGCGTGACGATATACGATAATATCTCGTGCGTGCCCGCGGCTCTCTGGAAGATGCGAGGCTGCCTGGAGGCTCTCGGGATCGAGGCCCAAGAGGACGATGTCCCGGCGAAGGACTACGCCGAGGCGATGGTCGGTGAGACCGCGACCGTTACCGTAACCAACGAGACCTACGAAGGCGAGCAGCGCCCGAAGATCACGGGATACGGGACCGCCGACGAGGGTGAGGAGGAAGCTGAAGAGGAGGAGAGTGAAGAGGAGGAGTCCGAGGAAGAGGAGGAGGATGAGCCTCGGGTCAGAAGGGGCGCGAAGAAGTCCAAGTCCAAGGCGAAGGATGAGGACGAGGAGGAAGAAGAGGAGGAAGAGTCAGAGGACGACGATGACTCTGAAGAAGAGGAAGAAGAGGAGGAGGAGCCCGCGCCCAAGAAGAAGAAAGGTGCCAAGACCCGATTCAAGGAGGGTGATCGCGTGAAGTTCGACGACGGTGAAGGGAATATCATCAAGGGAACTATCACGAACATCGAGAACGGTGAGGCTACCGTCGAGGACAAGAGTGGTGACGAGTACCTCGAAGTGCCGCTCTCGCAGATGCAGCCCGTGTGAAACTTCGGGGCTATCAGAATAGAGCCCTAGGGGACTCCATCGCCGCTCTACGGGGCGGCGGTGGCTTCCTCTTGACGCTAGAAATGCGGACGGGCAAGACCGTAGTATCGCTGCGCTGCTACAAGCATTATCGCCCCTCTACCCTGTTAATAGTCTGCCCTAAGGTAGCGTTGCCCGTTTGGAGGAAGGAATGTAAGAAAGAGGGGATCACCGACTATATACTTATCCACTACGAAGCACTCGTCAAGCAGCGCAAGCAGTGGTATAAGTGGAAAAGAAAGAACAGGGGATTCTTTATGATCCTCGACGAATCCCACTTTATCAAGAACCGGGGATCGGATCGCAGCACCGTCGTCCGTACGGTTTCGAGGGGGGCCAAGTACCGTTTGGCTCTAACCGGGACACCGATTTCCCAAGGGATTCAAGATGCATGGGCCCAATGTAATTATCTCGATCCCGCGATATTTGGCCCGTGGGATGATAAGTGGAAGGGGGGTCTCGATGGATATCTGGTTCCTGGGTTTGAGTCCACTTACCTTAGATATGGCGGTTTTCGAGGGGAGCAGATCGTCGGTCATCGCGATGAAGAGAAGTTCCAGCAAATTTTTAATCGGTACCAGTTTCGAATCACTCTTAAAGAAGCCAAGCGGGAAGGTGGGAAGGGTGAACTGGTTCTTCGGCTCAGAAAAAGGTACTTTGATCTTAACCCGGTTGCGCGGGGAATATACGCTTCTCTCCAAGAGGAGTTGGAGGCGACAGTCAATGAGAGGAAGATCAAAGTCAAGAATGTTCTTTCCTGCGTGGCCAAACTCCAGCAGATTTCGGGTGGTCACGTTATAGAGAAGTTCTGGAAGGGAACATATAACAAGGAAGGTGAGCCGATAGAGGGGAGGTTAATTCACGATATCGAGGGTCCGGGCAAGCTCGACTTGCTCAAGGAGCAGGTTTCTGATATAAAGGGAAAGTTTATTGTCATCTGCCGGTTCATCCACGAGCTTGAGAACGTCGCGGCTTGGCTTAGGGAGAACGGCTACGATACAGCTATTGTGCGGGGCGGCATGCCCTACGACGGTGAGTTTAAGACCGATGCTATCTGCATGCAGGTCCAGTCGGGCATGGCAGTAGATATGAGTAAGGCAGATACAGTAATCTTCTATTCCCTCGACTATTCCTACGTGAATTTCGAGCAGAGTAGGTTCCGTATCCTTAACTATGACAAAAATTTCGGCAAGTACACGTTTTTGCTTGCAAAGGATACGGTTGATGAGGTAATATACGCGGCGATTAGATCGAAGAAACGAGTTGCTGATTTGATCATAGACAAGTACAGAACGAGGAGGGGACGTGGCAGAAAACCTGCAAAAGCAGATAGACAGCCTAAAGGGTCGGTTAAAGACCCGATCATTAATTTCTCAAACGTCGGAGAGTACTATGGCCAAGCCAATCAAGAAAGTCGTCAAGTCATCGTCCAAGCCGGAAAAGGCATCCAAGAAGGAATCGACCAACGGGGGTGGAAGCGGCCGTGGTCCGCAGGAAGTTCCCGACGGTTTCGTTTCCGTCGGTATGCTCGCAGAAGAGGCTGAGATCGCTCCTCAGTCGGCCAGGGTCAAGCTGCGTGCTTCCGACATCGACCGGCCGGAAGGACGCTGGCTCTGGAAGAAGGGATCGCAGGCGCTGAAGCAGGCCCGCAAGGTACTGGGACTCGCGTAGTCCAAACGCGCGCTCGTAGATCAACGGTAGATCAATCCGGGTTACTCCGGGGAGACGACGGGTTCGATTCCCTCCGAGCGCGTCTTTCAGGGGGAAGAATGTCAAGACCAGAAGCTGGACTTTGGGACTTCCTTAGACCAAGACTGCCACCGGGAACCCACGCCAGTAGAATAGAATCACTCGATACAGCTCCCGGCTTTCCCGATGTGCACTATACTCTCAATGGATTCACAGGGAGTATGGAGCTGAAGTGCAACCCATTCCCTGTTGGAGAATACGCCTTCTCGGGGAATAAGCATGGCCTGCGTAAATCTCAAAAGGACTGGATCCGCGACGAGATCGAGGCCGGTGGCCGGGTGATCCTCGTCCTCCAAGCCTACGTGCTGATCTACTTCCTTAACGGGCACCACTACGCAGCACTGGAGGATATGAAGACTACCGAGGTTGAGAAGAAAGCTGAAATAGTCTGGGCCCGGAACGGCGCATGCGATACCCGCGCTCTCGGCAGACTAATGATGGGAGGCAAGCAATGAGCGAGATAGAAGTTGAACTCGAGAACGCACTAGTCGATCTGGCTAGAGCGACGGACTCCAGAGGACGCCATATCATCCTCGGACCACGGATCAGTCTCATCGATATAGCTCTCCTCAAAAGCAAGATGCCAACCGCTCTGGAGTATGGGATCTACCTCAAGTCTCTAATGGAGCCGATAAACTCCAAAACTTTTTGGACTGACCAGAATGGTGAGGAGACTCTTGCCCATAATATCGGGCTGCTCGCCAAGGCTTGGGAACTGCGCGCCCGGTACGAAAGACTGATGACAAAGGGCGAGAGCTAGAACTCAGACTCTGCTATACTCTAGGGCTCGGGCGTTTACGTATAGGGGCGGGAGGGGTATGATAGGGGGGTTTAGGGGTACCGGTGCGACCGGGGGGCGCGAACCTACCGCGCTACCCCTCGCAGGACCGACGCATAAGGCGCAGGCGACGAGATCTAGCCTACCCCGCTACCTACCTACCGGCCCCCCCTCCGAAAACGGCCCCTAGGGCTTTAGATATCGTTTAGGCTTAGCTTACCGGCGCTAGACCGGTAGCTTAACGGGAGAGGTCTCGATGATATTTGAATTAGAGCAGCGCGATGATGGTTGGTACTTCCGGTGGATTAAGGGAGGCGTACCGGGAGCGTGGAGAGGACCGTTCGCACTTGAGGGGAAGGCGAGGCAAGTGGCGGTTGAGGAAGCCCTGGATCATGTAGGTGTATACCTGCGGGAGATCTAAAATGATCGTCGTAGCAGACTTATTTATCTGGACTATGAATGGCATGAAGCGAGATCCATCCGGCAACTGGATGCAGAAGGATGAGGTTGAGTGTCTTTTGAAGGAGGCGCATCAGAGAGGCCGGTTACAGGGAGTAGAGGAGGCAAGAGAAGTCGTCAAATCAACAATAGGGGAAATCCGTGGAGTACAAAAACGGTCAGAAGAATAATTGGCGCAGTTGTGCGTGGAATGCCCTAGCCTCGGCTTGGAGGAGCGTTATCATACCACCCTACGAGGATAAGGTAGTTCTATACCTTCCCGGTGAGAAAGATCTCGAAAGGCAGGTGGCGATGAGGAAAGGAGTTAAGAGCTGGGATCTGATCGGTGTCGAGCGGGATTACGATATCGTCAAGAAGCTCCGCAAGCAGGGAGCCATCGTCATTCACGGGGATCTGGAAGATGTCTTACGAAACTGGGTAAGCGATAAGGTCAACGTAGGAGTCATCTCAGCCGATCTGCAATGCGGCTTCAATAGCTACGTTACCCAGATCCTCGATACCCTCGCCACCTCTCCTACGTTCACGGACTTCGCCCTCCTCATAAACCTCCAACGAGGCCGCGACGAGCGGATCGTAACGCAGGAGGATATCGAGAAGTTCAAGAAGGTCAATAAGGTCAACCTCGATGATACCAGCCGCTTCTACGATATCGCTATGTATTGGGGAGCAGCTACCAGGAAGGAACGAGACCGGCAAATTCTCTACCTGGAAATGTGGATGGAGGAATTCGAGGAAACCGGCCCTGATCTTCCGTGGGAAGAGTTTAACAGGAGAGGGAAGTACCTCGAATACTTGACGAAGAGGATCAAAGTGGCGCAGGGGGTCAGGGCTCTCCAGAGCTACCGATCTAACTTCGTTAAGATGGACTCTCTCGTACTCCAGTATCTAGTCCTCCCTCTCTCGAACGAGAGATCAAGGGTCTACGAACGTAATGAGGAAACCGAGTACAAGATCCGTGCTGCGCTAGCCGTCCGCACTATGCGGAAGAACGGCATACCGATGGGGAGGCCCCGTGGAACAACCGTTACCGGATGACTTCTGGAAGCATGGCCCGCTCTGCAAGGCGCATGGCGGCACGTCCTCGATGATCGAGTGCAAGGCGTGCAGGCTATCGCTGCCTTACAGGGTAGAGGTAGTGGCCTCGATCTGGGTACCCTTCCAGGTCTGCAATAAGTGGGACGTTGCGATGCGCAAGTGCGATGACTTGCCACGCTTCTCTTCCAAAGAAGAGGTAAAGGACTTTATCCAGTATAACTCGATTGAGCTCGCCTACCGGCTGGTGCAGTGGGTAGAGTATACCGATAAGTGGGCCTTTGACGAGTACTTGCTGGGGGTTGGCCGTCTCCCTCGATGGAAGTACGGCCCCCCACTCCCCGTTGACGAGCCACCTGTGCCAACTAAACCTTACCCCCTCTGAAGTGCTCCTCTTTGGAGGGGTAACGGAAGTCCGCTTGGTCGTAGATCTCGGGCGACATATTCCCACCTAGCTCCTTGACCTTATCGAGAAGCGGCTTGACCTGACTCTCCGGACCCCTCATCTTCATCAGATACCATCCGTAGGTATTCGGGTTCGTCAATACACTATCGTCTACCGACTGCGGTCGTTGCTCGACGTAGTTGAGCTTCGGTGGATCCGGCAGGAAGCTGAACCCCTTCGGATCATAGGGCAGACCGTAGTGCTTGTAGACATCCCCAAGCTGCTGCTTCGCCAAGTCTTCAGGGAAGGAGGTAAGCCGATGGATAGGTTCCCGGATCTGTCCTGAAAGAACTCGCGGATCGTCATGAGCTATTACGGCCTCGTGGACGAACTCCAACAATCGCTCCAACGCTCCAGACTCACCACCCCGGGCGAAGCCGATGCGTCCACCCTCGGCTATTCTCCCCCTGCCATGCCCGGACCCGATGCCGAGGCCCATGCGCTGATTGATGTTGCGTAGGGCTCCAGGGAGAGGGATACGCGGCTTGCGCGGCCCGGGGTAGCCAGCGTGCTGAGCGGCGAACTTATTACCAATAAGAGTCGCAAGCGGTGACGGTTTCGGCGGACCGATATTGAACTGCCCGGGACCGGGGGGCGCCAACATCCCACCCCGTGCGAACCCTCGCGATGCCCCACTAGGAGGCGAACCTTGACTAAAAGGAGACATCCCCATCGGATGCGGCTGCATGCTCGGCATCTGCACCGGACGCTGTGCGTACCGGGGATATGGCATCTGCGGCATCTGCCATTCCTGAGCTCCACCTCCCATGCTCCCCATATGACCCATAACGGACTGGTAGACCGAAGGGGTGATTCTATCCAGGAGAGCTTGAAGCTGCTCCTTGGCAGTGGCATCGTCGCTCGTTGATCCACCCTCAGCGTGCCTATTGCGCATGGCACGGCTGAGCATCCGGGTACCCGTATCCGCTTGGTTGAAATCCGTAGCGACCCTTTGCGGGATACCTACGCGCTTCGCGAAGGTCGGATCGTGTGCAGCCGCAGCCATCGTCCGGGCCTGCTTGGGGGTTGTGCTTGGCATAACTAGTCCTTGCTGAATTTGCTTAACTTGTCTACGGACTGTGGAATCTTCTCGACAGCTTCGGGGATCTTCTCAACTGCCTGCGGGATCTGCTCGACTTGTCCGGGGAGCGACTCGACCGACTGCTGAAGTCTCTTGAGTTTATCCCCAACGGACTCACCGGGAACATGCGGTTGAGTAAACGGTTCAGCCGGCTCGTAGCCTCTGGTAAGATCGTGAAGATTTTCCACGAAGTCCTTATCCGGACTCTCGAAGAAATGGTCAACGAGCATATCCCTCAATGCTCCGGGATCTTCAGGATCAAACATTGCATCATGCTTCTCGATCAACCGCCCTAAGCCGGTCTCGTGCTCCTTGCTCCAATGAGTCTGCAACCAGTCTGCAATTGCACCACGTTCCGTAGATCCGGTTTCCTTCAGATGCTTCTGCATATCAGCCATGAAGTTCTCTAACTTCTGCTGATACTGCGGATAAACCGGCCTGGATTGGACTAGATCATTCACGATGGGAGTTTCGTGGTGAACGAAATCTACCATTTCGTCGGGATGATGAATCCGGGGAACTCCGTGTTGGTTGGCTAACTCGTCAAGCGAGTGATAGTAGGCATCGTGATGCAGCCTCTCTTCTAAATCAAGATCCCCCGCTTCATACATTTCGGGATCTCTAGTCGTTTCCCAGTTATGAAGTTCCCCTAGCCTCTGTTGAGCTTTCTCCGAGCCAGGTACTTGTTTTAGGTGTTGAGAGGCCATCTCAAAATCACCTACCGGATTCTCGTTAATCATAGCCTCGGGTCGGGAATAGATAATCCCCCTTGCTTCATCCAGATGATGTGCTAGGTCTACCGGCTGCTGCGGCATAGGAGTAGCGGCATGCAATGGACCCTTGCGCTCACCGAGGCCCAACTCGGACTTGGGAGCCTCCTCAACGGTCTTGCTCAGCTCCTTGAGAATTAGAGGGACCGAGGCTCCGGCGGCACCTAGGACTCCGAGGAAGCCCCTCCGTGAGATCTTAGGAGGCTGACCACCTTCTGCCATCGAGAAGCGTGGCAACCTGGTCCGAAGATTATCCAGCACGTTCCCCATATTTATTTCTTGGGATATCGATCCACCACCGGCGAAGTTAAAGTCGGGATCTTTGGGATACTCCTTCCCTAACTCATCGTTGCCGTAGAACCGACCTAGCGCATGCTGGAGATCCCAGGGCTTGAGAAGCTCGGAGGGCTGGCCCCTCGATACCTTCGGAGATCCCCTGGGGGCAACCTCGCGATAGGTCCGGCCTCCAATCTCTACAGGATCAGTTGTAAACTCCCAGTCGAGCCCCCTCGGGGTTAGGAACTCGTCTTGGTTCCCAAAGAGACTCTGCTTGTTCTGGTCCCGGTTAAGTCTCAACGAGAGACCGGGGGTACCCTGCGGTGCCCGGTAGACGAGAACGTTACCCCCGAAAGCTTGAGGAGAACCCTCTCCATCGTACCCGTTCGCGTAGTACTGGTGAACGATTCGAGGATCGGCAGAGAAAGAGTTCATCTGCTTACCCATTCTCTTCAGGTCGAAGGGATGATCTAGCTCCGTCCCTACTCCACGAAAGAGAGTGGTATCTCTCGGTAATCCGTAGTTCTGAGTCAGATTATCAAAGGACTTCTGAGCTCCGGGACCGAGAGACTCGGCATAAGGCCACTCCTCATTCCACATCCACCGAGCGATATGTGGCTGATCGGCTTGAGCGATATTCGCTCTTGTAATCGAGGGGTGGCTACTCCGGAAGTCCTTCAGGTTCTCCATAAAGTACTTGAGGAGATCCGCAACAGAACCACCCTTCGCCTTGCCTTGAATCAGCTGCTCGAGTTCCTCAGGGGTAAGGAACCTCGTGCCCTCCTCGGCTTGAGGTACAGCCTTCGGCTTCGGTGCTACGGGCGGCGGTGCCTCTCGGGGCGGTGCGGGAGGCGTAGGAGACCAGAAGAACTGATCTTTACCCAACGGGTCGAGCAGATCCGACCCTCCAAGGTTCCGGTTCTTGAAGACCGTAGTCATCGAAAGCGGGTCTTCAGGGGGGATAAGATCCGGGGGCTTGTACGCCTTCGCCTTGGCGACTGCGGCCTGCTCTGCCGGGTTCGTAACCGGAGCGGGGCCTTGCCGGAACGGAGCTGACGCTTGCCCGTACTGTTCGACGTGCTGACGCAGCAGATCGAGGTCCGGATTGGTCCCCGCCGCCGTATCGTGTGCCTGGAGGTACTTCGTCCACATATCCTCGGCTGCCGGTTTCGCAATCGGCTCCGGATGAGTCTTGACGTGAGCTTGTAGATCTTCCAGAGTCTTGATCAACTCCCCGACGTTACCACCTCTGGAATAACCCTGCTGCTTGAGCAGTTTGAGTCTTGCTTGGTTAGGGGCTTCCTGCTGAACCTCGATCTGCTTCGGATTCCACGGACCCGTGAAGTCGTCCCGCCGCATGTACGGCCCCTTGCTCTGCGAAAGAATACTCAGGGGGGAGTTAGCAGGCAGTACGAATTCATCCTCACCTGAGAACGGATTAGGCACCAGGTAGTTATGTTCGTTCGGCCTTAGCGTAACCATATGAGGTATATCGCTGGGAGCCGAATCTCTCCACTGACCACCGGCGAACTCATTGGCGAGATCGTCATTAAGGCTATACGACTGACGCTTGCCGCTATTGGGATTGAAAGATTTATTCTGAGGAACAGTCAGACCGCGGAATAGCTCGTCGTCGCTTACGAGTACCGGCTTGTAGGGATAGCTTGACTTTTGCCTCCCCATACCTACCCCACCCGATAACGCATGCAGATCCTCTGGTATAAGGCGAGGCACCCAATTCTGATCCGCTAGTATTTGAAGATAGGGAGTCCTATTACCTCCTATCGCTTCCTGCCAGTCCTTCCGGACTGACCTATTGTAACCGGCACTCTTCAACACCTCGTTCAGATCCCGAAGCATCTTCCCGATAGACGACGTACCGGCCTCTGCCAGTACCTCGCCACCTCCGGCCTTATCGAGAGGTCGCATCAGGTTATTGATATAGCGCCAGGCGTAGTCGGGATTCTCACTCTGCTCTACGTCGTGGAAGGACTTTATTCTGGGGCCTTCGCTGGTATCGAAAGAAGTTCGAGTAACGTTCAGAGGAGTACGCGGTGGCAGGATGAACTCGTTCTCTCCTGAGAATGGATTCGGTACGAGATGGTTGTACTGATTCGGGAATAGGGTAAGGAGGTGTGGATTCTCACGCTGATACAGAGAATTCCCCGCGAAGCTTTCCGCCGTGCTGCGGGCCAGAGAGAATGGTTGCTTCTCTGGCCAGATAGGAGAGAAGTCCTTTCCCGGGTCAAGTCTTAATCCACGGAAGGTCTCCATCGGGACGTGAAGAGGTTTCATCGGCAACGTCCCGGTTCGGGAATCTACTGCCGACCACATTAGATTAGTGGCATCCTCGGGGGTCAATCCCCTCTGCCAGTCGTGCTGTGCGAGGAAATCTAGGTAGTCCCCGGCGTTGGACCTTACCGCCCCCATCGGCTTCATTCCCTCGGCGACGAATTTCTGTTTCGAGGTCTTGGTAAGTTCCTCAAGATCCTTCAGAAACTGGGCAATGCTCGACGCACCCGCTTCCCCGATAACCGTACCGCCCCCGGCATGGCCTTCCATTAGGTTTCTTTCTTGTTGGTTATAGTGCTGGTTAACCGATTCGGGAGAGTGGTAGGGCTCGTAGCCAATACCTAGTTTCTGCTTGAACCATTCGAGTTCCGGGCCATAGTCGGGAACGATAGGAGAGATGAATCGATGGTGAGGCTCCTGCAACTTCTGCATACCCCAGTCAGTTACTGCCCCCTGAGGGTCTACGGTACCTGCGGTCTGACCGAAATGCTCCATAGGGGATAGACTGGTAAACTGACCTAGAGCTTCGGAGAGACCCCGAGCGGGAGCTTCCTCCATTAAGGCGTGACCAATCTCACCAACCGCTTTCTCCTGACCTATTCCTGGAATCGGAGTAATATCCCCGACATGCTCTTCAAGATGCTCGCCTAGAGAATGCGCCGGAGCTACCCCGGTCTCCTTCTGAACAGCCTCGCGGAAATCCTCAGTTCTCTTCCCAGAAGGGGTATCACCGAGTAGATTTCCACCACTCAGTTTCCTATCTAGGCGCTCTAGCAGTGAGCGAACGTCATCCACTAGTTCAGGGTGGAAAGTACGGGGATCCATACTCTCGGTTCCGTAACCTCCAAGGAATCGGACATTCCCCTGAGGATCTTGTCCGTAGAAAGGTCTCAGAAGAGATCTAGTAACTCGCGCGTAATCCTCAGCCTGATCCGGATACAAGGCATGAGAAGCGGCACCCCGAGTAGCCGCAGCTAGACTAGACTCTTCCGGAGGGTCCCAACTTCCAGAAGCTCCTCGATTCCAGCTACCAGAAGCTCCGTGACCTTGACGGAGGGGTTGAACAGGTTGGGGAGAAGGCGTAGCACCGCCTCCACCTTCTGCCGATGGCGCCGAGAGAAGGCCCCCGGCCTCCGTGATATAGTCGATTGGCATTATTGTGCTCCCGGGTTATTCGGCTCGTTGGCCTCTGGATCCGGAATATGCGTCGGTGGCACATAAGGCAACCGAGACGGAGAGAGTGCCGTTCCTACACCTCCCGCTATCCCGAGCCCGACCTTGGTCGCAGTATCCTTCTGAGCTCGCAACCGGTCGGCTGCCTGCTCTAGTCGGGAAACCCGACGCTTCAGGTCCGGGTCCTGGGCCTGCACTCCGAGTGTATCGACGACTTCACCGGCCTTGCCCTTCGTCATAAGACTGGCCTTGGCAACGGACCCCAGATCCGGTGACTGCATCGAAACCTTCTGGCCCTGCACTCCCGCCTTGGATAGCTCCCGACCACTAAGGATCGTATCGGCATGCCTCTGAATCCCCTCAAGGAACCGTCGGGCTTCCTCTGGATCCTCGAACATCATCCCGAGCTTCTCCTTCAGGTTAGGATTCGCGAGGAGCACCGCGGCCGAATTGCGAGTGAACCCCGTGTTCCCGATCTTCTGCATGAGCCCCTCGGCTACACCGGTCCGGAACGCATCACGAGTAGCGAAGTCCATTCCAGCCAGAGTCTCCTGAAGCTGCCGGGGGGTCATATCGGCGAACTTTGTATTGCCCATCCGCAGAGCGTCCAGAATCTCAACGTCGCCGCCGTACTTCTGCCGAGCCTCGGCGTATGGCGATACCCCTTTGACCGTCGTTGCCTGATCGAGAGCAGTGGTCAGTTGATCCCTCGCGGCACGCATATCTGTACCGAGATTCCCGGCCTGGAAGGCATGCCCGGTCCCTTCGGAGTCCATAATCATCTTACCGAGAGTAGATCGTACGGCATCCCAGTATTGCAGTGTAGGATTCGCTACCATCTTCGTGATAGGATCTACTTGACCTACGGGGATACCGTTCTTCAGAAACTCGGCCGTTGTCCTTCTCGACGCCTCCTGGAGATACGATCCGATATGTGGATCGCTTAACAGGGGGAGAATGCCAGAGGATTGGACCTGCGGGAACTGCTGATAGGCCATATCGTAGTACGGCCGGGCTCCGTCACGAAGCTTGCCCCGCAAACCCTCTGTCTTGCTATAGTAATCATCGGGCTTCATCGCGACGTTGACCGCTTCCTGCGTATGGTACGGCGACCGGGCCTCGCGGTCCTGCACTCTCGAAAGGAGATCGGCACTCTGAGGAGTGTCCTTCCGGATAGCCTGCTCCATCAACCCTGTAGAACGGTTCCCCGCCGCCTCTCCCAAAGTAGACTCGACGCCGTAGGATTTATCACGGGCCATCTTATTCGCTAGTCCTTGCCAATCCCCCCCGGTATCCCTCTCAACGGCTTCGAGAGCATGCCGTGATCCACTACCGAATTGCCGGGTCAGCTCATCGAGATTGCGGAGAGCCGCACTGGTCCCGTGCCGAGCTGCCAGGCTTCCGAGTAGACCGTACTCAGCTCCCCCTCCAATCCACGGCCCGGGGCTATCTTGCCCACTCATGTAGGCACCTACGCCCCCCGTAGCTCCTCCGATTACTGGAGCGGCGAAATTCGGATGCTTCAGAGCGAGTCTACGGAGACGTGGATTGAGTGCCGCCAGACCCAGAAGCGTAGCCCCCGTACCCCCGGCGAATTCTCCCCAGCCACTACTAGTCTGTTTAAACGGGTCCTGACCCGTCTCGATACCCTTCATAGAGAGTCCGCTAATCAGTGCTCGTAAAGCATTCTGAGCCTCCGGGTCCGGTTGACCGCCGGGATAATTCGGATCTTCAGGGGGAGTACCGCCGTCCGCCATTCCTACTCGACCACCCTGAGCTCTACCGATAGGCATGCCAGGCACCCGAGGGATTCCGGTGACGTCGGGCTCAACCGCAGGCTGATTATCGGCCGGGTTAAACTGATCAGGAGGAATGCTCGCCGGATTCGCCCTGGGGTTATTCGGCGTATTCGAGCCGCCGGGAGGTTCGCCCGGTCCTGGACCAACCGGAGGAGCTGCCAGGAGGGCAGGAGGCGTATTTTCCTGTGGAATCAAATTCCGACTAAGGGCAAGTTCGTGATTCTTCCCCTTGAAGTAAACTTCCCAGCTCTGACGATTCTGATTCAGGGGCTTCGTACCGTCCGGACCCGCAGGCTGGCTATGGTCGAAGATCGGGTTATCGAAGAGGTATTGATTCCAAGAGTTCATCGCTCCCTTCAGCGTATGGTGAACGTTGAAGTAAGCCGACTCGAACAGATGCCTCTGAACTTGGAGTTGGGATGCGATCTGCAATCCCTGTCCGATAGTATCGTTCGTCTCCTTGGCCTTATCGACACCGAAGATCGCTTGCTGAAAAACCTGAAGATCCCGATTCGTCACACGACCAAAACCCCGGTCGGGAATGATATTCGTCAGGACGTAGTTAGCCAGCTTCTGCATCGTCTGGTACGCGCTGAGACTACCCGTACCGAAAAGCTTGTTGGTAAGGGGGCTGATGTCGATACCGCCCTCATGTCCCCCAACGTCCATATGGAAACCGTCTCCGGTCCACTTAGCTCCGCCTACCGTCAGGGGGGTAAGCTGCGATCCCGTAAAGTGATGAGAGTTCAATTCCTTGAATTGGTCGATATACCGGTTGGCCGTCGCGAGGTTCGCGTTCTCGTCACCGTACTTGGTTTGCAGAGTATCCCACTTATCCGCTTCCTTCTTATACTGTTCGTTGACGTAATCCGCCGTCATCCCCTTGTACTTCGGTAGCCAGGGACTATCGTAGGGCACACCGGCGTTATTGGCATCGGTATAGAGATCCATTGCCGCAGGAGGTGTATAGTCTATCTTATTATGAGCCTTCTGCTCAGCGATATGAGTTTCAACGAAATCCTTAGTCATCGCCATCGCTTCATCGCTCGGCCCGCTGGTAGGATCTCCCGGGATCTTGAAATACTTCGGGCCCATTATCCCCTTGACCTGCCGGGCTTCTGGAGAATCTGAGTATAGATCCTGAGCCTTCGGCATAGTTGTAAGCCGTGCAAGGTTCCGCAACGCAGCGGCAGCTAATTGGGTATCCCCCTTTTGCTGAGCCTCGTAGAGCTTGGCACGCTCGTCCTGCGCTTCCTTGTCGATATCCCGCAGCTGTTTCTCCCAACCGAATGGCTCCCGAAGGTACGAGAGCATTCCTTCCCGACGTGCCTGATCCTCGAGAGCCCTGGTCCCTTGGAGAGCACTGAACTCGGCATACGGTGCTCCCCAGACTCCCGCTCCGGGGTGCGGAGCCGTCATAGCCGCGGCTTCCCGCTCGGCTACCTCCAGATTAGAGGGGAAGTAGAGCTCGGGATGTTGCGCGAGCAGTCTCTGGGCGCGGATCAGAGCGGCTTTAGACTCGGCGGCATTGTCCTCGATATCCGCTTTGAGTCTTGTCGCATCTTCTTCATGCTTCCGCGCAGTCTCCATAAACTCGCGGGAGTACTTCTGAGACTCAGCGGTAACAGGGAGGATAGATGCACCAGCCGGGAGATACCCGGAGTCGCTCTGACTACCCGTCTGCCGCGCGGCAACCGCATCAGCAATTTCTTCTGCATTTGCACCCATAGATCACCTATCCTGGGAAGAGAGTACCGAGCCCGCTACTGATCAGACTGAACGGGGTATTCCCTGTGCCCTGGTTATATGGAATCTGTTGTTGTTGAGTCGTCTGTCCTCCCGGCGTAGTTCCCGGGATGGTCCCTTGCACCAAATTCGATAGCCAGCCGAGTTGCTGATAGGGGTACTGCTGCTGGTTGAGGAAGTTCTGGTACGCCGTATCGAGGTTCTGCTGCTGGTTCTGCTGCACCTGCTGGCCGTACATATTCAGAGCGTTCGCTCCAGTCAGGCCGAGATTCTGTCCTTGTCCGGCAAGTTGCCCGAGCGCTCCCGCTCCCTGCATGCCGAGAATGCCACCCTCGTACCCTAGTCCTCCCGTGGTCTGAGCGAGAGAGCCTAGAGCAGATCCGGCCCCGAGACTCGACTGCTGAGCGTTCTGGAATGCCTGAGAGAGAGCCGCATTCGACGTATCCTGAATATTCTGATTGATCTGCGCTGCATTCTGTCCGAGCGCTCGAGTATTCGCTGACGACGCCGGTTGCCCTGCTGCCGTGAACCGATTATTGATCGACGGCATTAGAGTATTCTGCCAGTACTGCGTCGCCTGATCCTCTGCCTTCTTAATTACGTTATTCGTATAGGGATTCATCATCGCCTGTGTCGGAGCAGTCGAAGCCTGAATCATGCCCTGCGCTCCGGGGATCATCCCTAGAGCGTTATTGATACCCGCCGGATTCGATGAGCTCTGAGCGAGGTTGATAGCAGAGTTCAGAGTCGGCTGATAAGCTCCTTGCAACCCGGAGACGATACCTCCAGCCTGAGTCGTAGGGTCAGTAAGACCCGAGACCCGTGGGCCCGTATATCCCGGGTAAGGCTGCGACGCGAGCGCAGACCCTTCCGAGAGTATGCCTTGAGCATACTGCTGGAGCCATTGAGGGACATTCGTCGTCGTCTGCCCGGTATTCGTTACCTGGGTAGGCGGAGTTCCCTGAAAGAGGAACTGGAGCGGGCTAGCCATTTGCCTTCCCCTTACCCATATAAGACGCTGGGGCCTTAGCCTTCATAAATTGTTTTCCCTTTACGAGCTTCCGACCCGCATGCTTGCGCACGTTCTCACGAAGCTCATCGAGTCTCTGGGCCCCGGCCTTGTTCGATCCGTTGCCCAGCATCGAGACCGTTCCTGAATCCATCACGTATTCGCCATCCGAGAGGTTCGCCGGGATATCATCCGAAGTACCATCTCCCTCACCCTGAGCGTAGCTCTGATCCCTCGAATTGAACTCGTTCATCTGCGAGAGTGCTCCGCCTTTCCTCTTCGGAGTCATTCCCGTCATCTGAGTCATCGGCATTTGATTATTCTGGAAGAACTGAGCCTCCGGACGCTGACCGTAGGTATACCAATCCTTCTGCGTCATCGGAGCACCGCCGGGCAGATTCGACGGATTCATATTCTGGGTCCGATTGAACTGTGGGGCCATCGGTTGCGTAGCACCGAAACTCATCCCTGGCGCAGCAACCGGAGGCTTCATATTCGTATTCGGACGATTCATAAGAGCCGCGAGGATTGGAGCAACTCCCTTAAGTACGTCGGCAGTACCCCCGAGACCCTTCGGTCCCTGACCAATTAGATTCTTCCAAAGAGCAGCAAGCTGGTTCGCCGGAGTCTGGTCAAAGGAACTCTGCGATTCCATCCAGGAAGGCTGATAACTACTAGAGGCCGGTGGCTCAGTAAAGGACTGCCACTCCGGATCGAGTGTTTGATCCCCCGTCGGCTGCTGCATCTGGTAATCAGTCCAGTAGTCCCCGGTATTTCCAGCGTCGACACCACTAAGATCGCCACCTTCCTGAAACCGACGGCGGCGACGACCAACCGTGTTCAAGGCACCGCGAAAGTCTGTGCTTCTCATAGATCCACCTGCTGCCCGGCCGGATATTTGCCAGTTACCGGGGGTTTGTTGAACCGGCATCGGAGCCATAGTTCCTGGTTGTTGGGGAGCTGCCGTCGGCATCTGCCCGCCATACGCTTGAAGACCCGTATCCTTCTGCCCTGCGATCCCGAGCGCCGTCTGGGGAGTAATCTGTCCCCGTTGCCACTGCCCGATCATATTGGTAACGTCGTCCTGCAACGCATTACCCATCTTATTTCCGTGCGCGTCTACCCAGTTGCCCTGGATCCCCATTCCCTGCTTTGACAGGTAGGGGTTAACGACTTGACTGTAGAGGTCCTGTGCCGAGAGATTGTTCCCAACCTGCCCAGACTTAATCGCTTGATTAATCTGCCCCGTGATATCATTCAGGAATGCACCCTCTCCCATGCGGCCGTAATGCTGCTCCAGGGGGGTAGAGTGCCCAACGGTATTGTTCTTCGCATCGAATACCCCGGCCAGGTTCTGGAAGTTCTGTTGCGGTGAGAGAATCGACGCCATCTGCGAGCCATACCCCGGCTTATTGTATTGCTGTAGGTAGCTCGTCAGCTTCGTCGTCTCTGGATCCTTCTTTCCACCACCGAAGGCCGAGGATAGGGCTCCTACGCCCGCGCCCCCAAGAGCACCGATCAAAGTCCCGAGTGGACCCGCGAATGAGCCGATAGCCGCACCGGCACTCATTCCACCGAGAGCGTCGGAACCGGTTGCACCAGATTGCCAATTCTTTACTGCATTATAGACTGCGAGCGGTGCAAGTATATCCCCTCCAATTCCAGAGAGCATCGGATTATTCAGTAGAGTACCCGCACCTTGCAAGCCAGCTCCTAGAGCTTGACCATAACCTCCAACTCCTCCCTGCTTGAGTCCCTGATAGAGAGCAAGAGCATCAAGCGCGCCAGTCGAACCCTTACCGATATTCGTCATCGTATCGGAACCGACGTTGACTCCCGGGATCTTATTTCCATACTGACTGAAGAGTTTACCCGCACCGGCACCCGCGCCTATATCTCCCTGAACATTCCCTCTCTGGAGGTTATTGTATACTCCAAGAGCACCGGCTCCGGCCCCCGCAGCGCTACCCGCACCGGAGAGACCGGCATTCCCCGTCAGCTGACCGAGACCACTTCCAAGGTAAGAGGAACCTTTCAGAAGCTGCTGAATTTGTGCGGGAGACATACTCATGCTAGCACCGCCTGGTTAAACCTCGTCGCCCAGTCTTTCCATTCGGTAAAGTACCGGGGATCGGGAGGCTGTTTTGTCGCCAGGGAAGGAAGCTGGATTAATCTAACTCCCCAATTAACCCAATCGAAAGACCCATCCATCTTCGGAATCGGCCCAAAGCGAAGGAGTTCAGGGGTAGAGAGATCTGCCCATTCCATCGGGTTATTCATAGGGCGAGGATCGATCATCTCGTAATCCTCCCCGTAGCTTCTTCAAGATGAGCTACCACCTCTCCCTTGTAGAAGTCTCCTCCTGGTGTATTCGATTCAAAGATAAAGGCCATCAACCGACCCTCGACGCGCATCCGAACTATTTGCTGATCCTCACTCGTAGCCGTTTGAACGAACGTCATCGGAGCACTAAGCACCGGAGGAGTCTTGGCATTCTGCCGACTCGCGACCGTAATCGTCATATCCCCGAGCTGAACGAAATCAGGCTCAACGATCTCAACGTGGTATGACCTATCCATCGCCTGCTTATCCGTCGCTGTAACGGGGGAGTATTCCTGGGTCTGGTAGAAGGCTCGAATTGGAACCGAGCCGTCGGAGTTAACCTTGTCGAGTCCCGTCTCATGCTGCCACAGGGTATAGGAACCGGCATCCGTCGAATCTACATCGCACATAAACGGACGCTGGTATACCTTAGCGAAGATCCCGGCCGAACGCCCCCCGTCTGGCAATGGCGTATCATACCAGGTCTGCAACCGGGTATTGTAGATAACGGCCCAGTTGCACTCGGTCGCTCCGAACAGCGGAGCACAGAACCAGATCTCTCCCCACCGTGGTACCTTGAAGGCAAAAGCCTTCTGACGGTACGTGAAATTCAGGTTATCGAAGAAGAAATCAATATTCAAGTTATTCGGTAGCTCGCGCACGACGCCGTTGTAGAGCATGAACCGATCTACCCCAGCCCAGTAGTAGATGCTATCAAACTCCAGAATGCTCTGAGAGGAGAGAACCGAGATATCATCCGAGATCGTGGAGAAGTCAAATGGGAATCCAGTGGTAATTCCGGCATCGAAAGTCAGCTGAATTAACGAGTCGAGACTCCAGAGAAGCGCAGCCGGACCTCCCTGATTGCGCGTAGAGAGACCGAAGATAACCTTCTGGGCCGTAACGAAGGCAGCCCCCGCAGTCATTCCCCCGGGAGGCGCGGTAGCCGGGACACTACCGTCACCGGAAGCCCCAACGTAGCCCCCCGACCCATAGGTTATCAGGAAGGGAGGCAGAGCTAGAATACCGCCGCTAACCGGATCCATTGCACTCGCTACGAGCTGTGCATTGGTCGATACGTCTCCATAGTAAACCGGGAAGGTATCGCTAGATGCGATATCGTCTAGGTTATGCCCCGCGAAGGCGACTACAGAGGTAACTCCCCCGGCAACGTCCCGCATCGCCGTAATCTGCCAGAGGTTATTGTCATCGGGGACGAACCCAGCCGGGGTACGGTCGCTGATTGCACCGGGGGTACCGTCGCTATTGATGATAACCTGAGTCAGGAAACTTTTGCTCCCGAGGTGAAGGAAATTCCTCTTATCAATCGTAAACGAATCCATACCCCGCACGACTTCTGGCAGTGAGGATGTCGTAGCGCGATAGCCTGCGATCTTGCGCGGCAGGCCCCGAGGAGTGAACCTAACCCAGCGGCCGTTTGAGTAGTTATTACCCTCAAGCCGGGTACCATCCCTCTTGATACCGGGCTGCGACCGCAAGATGAATGGACGGGGAGTAGCCATTCTAATGACCTACTGCAAGCCAGAGTACATCGCAAGCTGGATTAGATCCGGAAGCTAAGGCAACCGTAAACCCGCTGGCACTGAGTGCAGTAATGAAACACTCGACGTTCGCTCCGAGACCACCACCGCCGTGCGCCGCCGTCGATTCGGTTATCCAGATACCTACACAGGCAGTTGGGAAGGCCGGGGTAAAGGTTGCAGAGGCTGATCCAGCATTCGCGGTTGTAGTTAACGAGCCTACCTTGAAGAAGTACCCCGCCGGAAGGACTGTCTGGGCCGTTACAGCCGAATCGACATACTGGGTAGTCGCAACTTTGGTCGAGTTATCTCCTGCCGACTGAGTAGGGGCTATCGGGTTACCAGTAAGGTTAGGACTAGCGAGAGTCAAAGCACTCGGGATCTGCCCGTTGACGACTTGACCACCGAGCGCTCCGATATTCAGAGCAGCCTCGAAGTTGGCAAACGAAATTTTCCGGTAGAAGCCATCCCCATTATCGTAGATGACGTTGGTTACCGGTCCTACCTCTACCGGTGATACACTATTGAAGTAAGCGGCGTATAGCCACCCCGACCCATTTCGGAGCGCGACGGAATCGGCTGTCCCCGCAACACTCATCGGTTGCCAATTCCCATCCCCTCGAAGAACGTGATTAACATCCGACCCACCCGTCGGGAAATTCGCCAGAGAGAGATTCCCAGTAACGTCACTAGCCAGATCTATCTGCGCCCAATGCCCGTCGCCTCTCCAAAAATGAACGTTATCGGCGTTTACACCGGTATCGAGGTTAGCTGTACCGAGGTTCCCCGTTACCCCATTCGAGAGATCGACTTGCGCCCAAGCCGGATTATTGCTTGCTCCTTCATTCGAGAGGTAGCGGGTCGCATTGGTGTCCTTCGGCAACGTCGCCATCATCCCCGGACTAGAGCCGTAGAGTATATCTCCCTGAGCTACGACCGGGAAGTTCAGAGCAACCGTTTCGGCATTGACGACGTTGATCGTATCGCAATAGAGGATCGTGTGCGCGCCCTGGGGTACGGTAATACCTGTCCCGGCCGCAGTCTTGACCGTAAGCTGCCACGGCCCCGTCGTCTCGTTATCGCACCAGTACTGCTGAACGTAGTTCGGGACGATGATATTCCGGTCGCCGGTCAATACCCCCGTGAATCGGTATGCGACTCGATTCAGATTCGCACCGGATAAGGTATAGTTGCCCGATCCCGAGACGTCAATCGAAACGAAGTCGAATACCGAGTTGATCTTCTGCCCGAGTCCGATTGTCAGGAAGTTATTGCCGTCCGAGATGAGTATCGCGGAATCGCCAGGACCGAAGGAAACGGATGAAGATCCATTTATTTGTCCGACCGACGCGGTAACGGCAACTGCCCCGGTACCCCGGTTCGCGATATAACAGAACCAATCCGATCCAACAGAGGTAGGGTCGGGCAGGAGGAAGGTAGCTCCACTCCCCCCTGTAAACTCGATGAGCTTGGCACGATCAGCATTAACGATGACGTAAGAAGCAGCTTGAGCATTGACCGGTATACACTCGTTCAGCGTAGTGGTAATAGCCTTGAGGCCGGCCCCGGCGAGGCTAAGGGCGTTGGCGTTGGAGACTCCAGCACCGTAGCGGAAAACACGAAACACACCAGCAGGTGTCGTATTATCCGCAAGGTACGTCTGCCAGACCTCGCCGGAGCCGACGGAAATGATTGTTCCCCCGAGGGAGTTCTTAACAGTAAAGGGATTGGTCCCTACGTTATTGAAGAGCGCGGTATACCCCAGCGACGCCTGCGTAGCGTCTGGAAGGATAATCGAGAGAGCCGGGAGCTCAGCTACGACCTCGATGATATCCGCAACGACATTCTCCCCAGATGGAGAAGTCTCTGTCGGCCAAGAGAGAGTGACGTCACCGGAGAGATCCAAAGCGAGGAATTGAGGTGAGGACGGGTATACCGTCCCGCTACCGAATGTATCATTGAAAGTAGTCATGCTGTATTCCTCACCGAAGCTCGATCAACGGTCTTTTGGAGATCCTGCGTACTGATCGCAGCGACTTCCTTCTCGTACTTACCCTCCCAAATCGGGATACGCTCATCGTTCTTCAGGAAAGGAGTGCATTCCAGAAGCGCTGCATAAAGCAGCATGTTCGGCTGGATATCCGTAAGCCAGTTCGACTGGTTCGTATCCCCGAGCAGGGACAGTAGCTGATAGTAGTTTACCGCCCACGGATACGAGAGATCCGGAGTCGGAACGATCAGCCAATGATAGTAGTCGTATTCAGCGTAGAACTTCGGCTTCCCTCTCTTGGTCTGATCCGGCCAGTATGCCTGACAATACTCGAGCGACCGGGCGTAGATTGGTGTACGCTTGCTGCCACCTACAGGCGCAATGACGAGGTTATCTCCGTCATCGGTCGTCAGAAGATTGCCGGAGATAGTCTTGATATCGTTGACCCCTCCGAGACCGTAGTTCATCGAGATAGTCTGCCTCCAGCGTCCCGGTTTATCATATACAGAGGTTCCAGCCTGGAAGTTCGCCGTAGTAGCGGCGAAGAACCCCTGAATCTTGAGACGGTTCGCAATCGCCCTCTCGGCCTGGTTTACCAGGTTGGGGAGCTGCTCGAAAACACCAACATCCGAGACCGTACCCCTTTCGAGGTAAGCCCGGAGTTGAGCTAGGAGAGAGTTGAATGTCATGTCAGCCCCGCTCCGACTATCGTCCAGGTATCGGTATCAATCTTCAAAAGAGTCGCCTGCCCCTGTGCCTGGAGGGTCCGATTCCCGACATTGAACGTTCCCATTTGCAGGAGAGTAACGAAAGTCGAATCAACCGTCAGATCCCCGCTCGCGGGATCGTTCACCAGGGTGATAGCAGCCCCGATTGGCATGGGCATATCGACGTTCGCCGGGATCGTGACCGTAGCGAAGATCCCCGCACTCTTGAAGTAGATATGCCCACCGTTATCGCTATCCAGCAACGTATCCGTTGCGATAGCTACGAGGCGCTGAGGGATATTCGCCTTGATATCTGCAACGGTTGCCCGCTTGGTAGCTCCACTCTGATCAAGCGGGAGCGTCTCGTTTCCCGCCAGAGGGAGAGCAGCCGGAGGAAGCTGAGAAATAGTTGTATCAGCCATTAGAGCACTCTCCACTTAAAGGAGACCGGATCGTACCAGAGCATAGTCCCGCCTCCTGGGAAGAAGGTCAGGGATGCTCCTCCCTGAGTAAGGAATTGGTTAGCCCCTGCCGAGACGGAACCACTCGCGTCGATAAGAGTCATACTCCCTACTGTATTGCAGTTCATAAGGAATACGAACTGTGAACCCCCGGGAGGAGCCACCAGACCATCAAGAGAGAAATTGCCAGCAGAAGTAAGCCTGACGAGATTAGTAGAACCACTAAAACCTTGAGGATTGAGGTTACTAGTGAGTCCCGCTGGAAGTGCCGAGGTGACATAGTTGTTCGGGAGCAGACCGTTCATACCCATGTCACCTAGCGCCGCCGCTAGGGCCGCAGCGGATATCCGGCGCGTAACGCCCGGGCCTCCCGCATTGTTCCGAGCTACCAGTTGCACCGGAAAGGCATCATCCCCACTCAGGACTTCGGTACTCGGAAGCTCACTTATTTGTACGCCTGGCATTTTAGGGCTCCGCTACAGAGTTATCGTTTACCGTAACCAGAATCCAGGTGCCCGAGTCCCAATTACCGCCGGGATATAGGACCAGAGGATTACCCTCGTCGTCGGACAACCAGACCGTAGTATCGTAGGATGGACCTGCAACAGGGTAGAGGGTATCGTCGGGCCGCACGAAGGGCAGATTGATCTGTTCGGTCTGCCGGGCCGGAAGTCTATAAGGATCGAGCACATCCCAGCATCCCTCCTTGATCCACGGAGCACAGACCATCAACCCGGGAGAGTTCGCGTCCGGAATCAAGTCATCAAGGCACCGCTTAAGGGAGCAACGCCCACAGATCCCTATTCCAAAGGTCGCGTGACCGCGAGGATCTATGAACCGGGGCATAGCTACCTCGTGTAACAGCGGATATTGGCTTTTAGATAGGTAGGTGATCCATCGGATTCTGAGGCCCAGGCCCGTTTAAGCTGCATATCAGCTTCGGGTCCGAGAGCCGCTAGGACTTCCGGTTTAACCTCTGGAATTTCAAGTGCGAGCTGCCGCGCAAGCTCGGTCATTATCGCGAGCTTCCAGCGCTGCGGGATCTCGACTTCAAGAGTCATATCGTCTCCGACATCCTCGATATATCGGTTGACTACGACGATAAACTGATTAAACGTAAACTGATGCTGCGGTGCAGGCCAAACGATCATCGCCGGATCGGGCAATGACTTATCGAAGAAGAACTGAACCGGCCGACCAAGGAAGTACTTATCGGGCAAATTCGCGTAATCGTCCATATTCAGCTTCGCGACCGGGATCTCGCTCGGCCGAGTCTCGACGACGAACTCGCTGATATCCAGAATCGTATCGTTCAGAGCTTGCAACCTGAAGAACGTATACCCAGTCTGGGGTACTCCCTGCACGTCCGTCCAGAACCACGTACCTCCGTTGATCTCTACCTGATTACCGACGTAGATATCGGACCAGGCAAATCCGTCATTCGATCCCTGAATCGCGAAATCCCAGACCGCATCGACATTCGGCATGAATCCGTAGATCGGGGGGTTGACCGGACCTGCTCCCTGAAATTGAATCCAGCCTCTCGGCAAGGTCTGAGTGCAAGCCGTATTCAGGTTAGCGTCGAAAGCCGCCAGAGGGTCTCCCTCGGATGACGAGGCGACCCCGGTCACACGAGTAGACGTACGCAGAGTCGCCGCGAGTACGTCGATGACTCCCGGTAGAAGAGGCACATTCTGAAATGCCTCGTAGATTGGATAAATCTCCTTCTTCTTGCACCAGAGTGGAACCCCCTCGTTCCCGAGGGTTGATAGGTGGAGGTAGAGCATTTGACGGGCGATAGCGATGTATTCGTCCGAAATCTGCTGAGGTGCGAGTTTCGTACGGCCAAAGGCACGGTCGATCATATCACCTATCGTGAAGACCGTCCTTGAGACCGTGCCGGAAGTAGCCATTTACCCTCCCCGACGAATCATCGCCCCGAGACCCTTGTGCCCGCGCGGAGCCGCAGCGTTCAGGTGCTCGTTCATCTCCTTAGAATGCCCCCCTCTTGCGTAGAGCGCACCCCCGGCACCTTTCGGTTTCCTAGCAGGAGGGGGGTGATCTACCCAGGTATCACCTAGAATAGCCGAACCACCCTCGGCATACTTCGGTCGTGTGCACCTACCACCCTCCGCCTTCTTCAGCGGTTTGAACCCCCGTCGGGCCATTCGAGCGAAGTTCGCTTGCTTCCGGGTAGCAGGAGAGGAGGAGGAGAGGCCCCGGTCCACGTCAGAATCGGTCAGCTTTCCCGACTTGCTGCCCGTCATCTTCTTCGTGAACTTCCCCCGGTTCGACGGCTTGATGTGAATACCACCGCCCTTGGCGATCTTCGGTCGGGATCCACCCGTAGTGCCCTTGCCGAAACCACCAGCACTTCGATGTGCGGTAAATCGCTTTTCAGACTGCATTTCGGCCGCGCGCTCGGCTTTGGAATACGTGCGAGACTTCGTAGTAACCTTTCCACCAGTATGATAGTGCTTGTGGACATGGAAGTGCTTGCCTCCCTTGGCGTAGCCCGGCATCAGCGGACCTTTGCCACCGTGCTCGGCTTCCGTCTCGTTGGACGGCACTTCCCGGTGGACAGCCGCATGCCCGGCCTGCTTCCCGTCATTCGGATTCCCGTGATCGGTGAGCCCTCCGATGACCCCTGGACCGGCACCCCTACCCGGTGCAGGACTCGCATGCGGAAGGTGACTCTGAATCGGGCTATTCCCGAATTGGGGTTGGATCGAATGCCCGCCACGAGCGAAGTTGTGGCCGTGCATCATCTTCGTCGTGTCTCTGAAACCTTTCACGTTAACCTCCTATTGCACTGTGCACCAACTACCCTGTTTTACGGTGACGTTCGTGGCATTATTTGTAAGTTGCGCCCACTGGAAATTAACTGCCCCGGAAGTCGATGTTACGGCGATCACCTGCAAGTCGATCACGGTAAAAGAGCCCGCCGAGGGGTAGCTATTAATCCCGAAGGCTGAGTTACTATCTCCTGATACACCCTGAATATTTTGTCCATTATCTACCAAGGTAGCCCCGAGCTTGTTAAATGTGGTAGATCCTAAAAACTGCACTCCGAATTTAAGACCAGCCGAGCCCGCCGGTTGAGTAGTAGTTGCGAGGATAACGCAATGCACAGAGATACTTCCAGCGGCGACTGATGCAAAAACTAGATCAGGATCATTAGCCAGTGTACTTGTGGTATTGCGAGAAGTGTCAGAACCTTTACGAACAAAGGAAGTTGGGCCACCAGCCCCTCCGCCTCCTACCGCGGTTCCATTAACATAGAGTCCCGTAGCATTCAGAGTACCAGCACCCTTGCTAGCCCCAGTAGCCGCACCGACGATAACTCCCCCATCCGAGGCTATATCCATCCGATCAACGGAGTTCGTAGCGAGACGCAAGGTACCGGTAGATTGCTGCGCGATAACGAAATCACCCGCAGCTGATCCGGTAACGATCTGATTCGTCGCTCCAGAACCACCAATTCGACCTACGTCGGCATTATTCCCACGAAAGATAGTGGTTCCCTGACCACCGGCACCTCCGTTGATCTGTTCGGCATCGCCCGTCAACGATGAGGGATTAACGAATAGACCGGTGCTAGCCCCGGCGCTAACGGTAACGCTACCCTTCAGAGAAGTACCACCTGTGTTGGCGGTAAGCGTCCCGGTAAAATTCCCACTACCCCCGGAACTAAGAGTACCAGTTCCCTGAAACGAGTAGCTTGGATTATCCGTCGAGTTCCCAAAGGCCAGAGTAGACCAAGCGGCACCCGACCTCTGGAGATTCAGAGCATTCGTTACCGCAGTACCCGGAGTTGCATCATTCGATGAGGTAACGAGAAGATTGCCCCCAGCCCCTAGATCAATTCGGGTATTCTTACAGTTAGTACCGCACGTGGCGTTATTCAGAATAATCTGGTTCGCCGTCCCGGTAAAGGTGTGGATCCCAGACCAACTCGGGGAGAAAGTCTGATCAACTGCTAGGGTTCCCGTAGCGATAATGGGATTCGGAGAGGCTGTAACACCGGTTCCTGATCCTACACTTGTAACCGTCCCCGTTCCACTTCCTACCGCAATACCCTGAATATAGAGAGTCTGGGCATTGAGAGAACCTACACCTTTATCCCCACCTGTAGGAGAGCCTACTACCACTCCGCTATTGATCGCCGCCTTGGTAGACCCGTTCGTCAAGAAGTTGATCGGCTGAGCCTGACGGTCGGCGATGTTGAAGGCACCCGCCGCATCTTGAGAGATATAGGAGTCGGATGTTCCTACAACTCCGTTCCCTACAACAGAGAGTGTACCCTGACTACCGGTAACGATGAGTCCGGGAGTGGTCGTTGGATTCGTACTCTGATTTACGATCATCGTCGGAACAGAGGACGCAACTGCGACGTTCAGCTGCCCCTGATTTGTCATAAAGAACGACGAACTTGTCCCGCCGTCTCTACTGAAGTAGAAACCTCCCTGACCCCGGAAGATCATCGCCTTCGCATCGGCACCGGGGACGAAAAGCCCCGCAGCGCCCGCTACACCCATATAAGAGGTATAGGTCGGATCGCTGTTATTCGCATCGAACTTGATAACCGCACCGCCGGACGTAATACCTATCATATCCAGCGGAGTATCACCGACAGCCGCGGCATTGAGCTTCAGAGAGGGGATACCGGCAGCGTCGATAAGGTTGACCGTATTACCGTTGTAGGTAAAGCTCGACGAACCTCCAAATGATCCGGAGCTATTAAACTGAACCGAATTCGTTGGTGAACCGGGAGTACCACCACCACCTCCCGAAACGGTTTGACAGGAGAAGAGATGAGTAGTCGTAGAGTACGCAAGAGCCTGGGTCGATGATCCGCAATTTGGGACCGATACGGCCTGAGGCGCGGCAATCGTACCCTGGAGTAGTTGATCTACTCCGAGCGCAATACCACCGAAGGCACCTGCGTTATTATACTGAACGGAGTTTGCTGCTCCACCGGCAGACGCACTTATCGTATGACAGGCACCGTCCGCGCCGAGGTACTTTACCCCCGAGCACCCGGAGAAAAGGTTGATAACATCGGAGCTCGTCGCCGATGTCGTTACGTAAGTAGTCGTCTGACCCTTGAGAATTCCGTTCGCAGGTTGAAAGAGGTTATACGCCTGCCCGAAGGCAACCGCAGACAACAACGCGGCTACCGCCGCAGCAATCAAACCCCGAGTTTTCATCTGATTCCCTGTTGCGAAACTACCAGAACGTCCGTTGGGCCCATACCGGTCGCCCGGACGGCCCTCACCCCCTGCGGGATCGTGTAGAGCCCCGTAGTCGCGTCCTTGGTCGGAGCAGACTTCCAGGTAATGCTGGCCGCGGCGATATCGTAGGGACTATCCAGGGTAACTTGAACCGCCCCGGTCCCTCCCTGCAAGTCTACCATCGTTGGACCTTCCGCGTACACATCGAGAGGTACAGGGTTAGAGTTGCCCGTTACCCCGGTGACTCTGATCGGTCGCATGATACCTCCCCGAGAAAAGGGGGCCAGGAGCGCCCCCGAACACCTCTCAAACTTGAGTAACGCCGAGTGCTCCCGCGCGCGTCGCGCCCGGTCCTACTGCCGTCGATGGCAGGAGGATTCCGAGAACCAGACGCTTGACCCCGTCCGTAGCGTCAGAAGGCTTGTAAGTTCCCCTGACATCTCCGGTCGAGACTGTGGCCGGACTCGTCGCATCGGCCTTGACGAACGTCCCGGCATCGGCAGCCAGTACATTCTTCCAGCCTACACGATCGACATACCCGGCATCCGAACAGATCACCGGGAGACCGAGCACGTCTGAGGTACCGACGCTGGTATTCGACGCGACGGCCGCACTGGCGGAAACGCTCAGGATCTGCCAGAACGCTTTGGTCGTGGTGACCGTATTGGCATTCGGGCCTGCGAGCGTCTGCGTCATCGGCTGACCGTAGATGTCGATACCGGAAACGGTGAAGTTGACCGCCGAAACGTTCGCACCCGACGTCAGACTCACGGCGCGCGGCACGTCAAGCTGCATGGCTGTAGCACCATTCGGCCTGACTACCGCAGTAACGCCCGTACCTGCCGTCAGAACGAGGTTTCCGGCACCAGCCGTGGTCTGCAACGCGGCGATATTCGCCGTGCCCAGTGCCAACGGCACGATATCGTAAACGAACTCACGCGCCAGAGGACCGATACCTCTGGTTTGTGGGCTAGATCCGGCACTGTCGTTCGCAGCCTGAAGCCCCGGAACGGAGGGGCCCCCAGCAACGACCGGGCCGATCATCAAGTTGTCGTCGTATTGCATGAAAGTCTCCTACGTTCGGGAGGGGCGGCGACCCATTAGCGCTGACCTGAAAACCGCACGGAACAGGCCAATGCCGGAAGGTAGGATCGCCACCCCAAACCCTCAGAGCCCAGGAGTCCCGTAGATGTCCCGATAGTCGGTCCAGGACGGGATATAACGCTCCGTGCTCTTGTAACGCATGGAGTCCGTCTCGAAGTCGCCTTCCATGCTCTTTTCGAGCGCGGTACGCATGGCAAGCTTCAAGCCCTGCTTCACGTCGGTCTGGATGAACCAGGAAGTCGTAGACGTGATACGGGTGATATTCGCCTGCCCCTTCGACAGCAGCCCCATCGACTTGACGGGATTGATATCGTTGTTCGCCGTACCGGCACGCAGCACGCTCTTCAGGAGGACTTCGGCCTGGAACACGTTGCTCGGACCCGTCACGATCTGCTGAGGGTTCAGCCGGATGCGCTTGCCGTTGTTGTCGACGGCGTTGCGGATCTGGATGAGCATCTGCTCCAACGAAGTCTGCGAGAGTGCCGCAGGAGTAGTAAGGAGATTCGAGAATGTGCCCGCCGGAGGCGCGAGCGGATGGTTGTTGACCACGAGGGGAACGCCGTCGCCGCCGTTGAATCCGGAGGTAAAGGCGGTATTCAAGATATTGGCGCAGAGTGTCTCCTTTGTCTCGATCATCGATTGACCGAGATGTTCGGCGTAGATCTGGCCGATCTTGATGTGATCTCCGTCGTCGACAAGCACCTTAGTAAGTGCAAAGGCGAGACCGAAGACCTGATAGACGTAGCGCTGTATGAAGAGCACTCCGCCTGACTGGTACGTAACGGGCGTACCATCCGGCAGCGCTGGCGCTGCTCCCATTCCAAAGAGGACCGGCTCCTCGTGGTAGTTCCGGGGCGTCCCTTTGAACTCACGGAAGACCATCTTCCATTCGTCCGAACGCTGATCGTAAATACCGTCGAATGTCTCGTTGAGTATGGGCTCAACGATAGAGCGGAAGTCGGTACTCCGCATCGGCATACCCATGATGAATCTCCCTAAGCCAACGCCGGGTTACGGCGCGCCGTAGGCAACCTGGTTCGCTACGTCCTGGTGCATAGAGATCTGCACTTGCACCCCAGTGAACGCATCTCCCGGCGTGTTTTCGATACGCTGAGAGAAACCGACCACTCGAAGCTGGTTGGTGCTCGTACCGGTACGGGAACTACCCGTGGTAACGTCGAGTCCAACCGTCGAAATGCCGGTTCCAGTACTGCCGTTGGCGGAGCCGTTCGTCGTGATCGACGCCTGGTTGCCCAGGTTGCCGAGCGCGAGAGAGCCGTTGGCTTGAATCTCGTAGGTGAGCCACGGATCGCGGGTATACCACAGAACGATCTGTGTAGCGACCGTGCTGGCAGGCCAGAAATTGCCGAC